GCAATGAGCTTGGCACTTGATTTGGTTGACAAAGGGTTCGCTGTGAGGCCGTATTGCTTCAAAGTTGGAGAAAGCACATGAGCAGAACTACACCATCCAAAGGCAAGGCGCGAGTTAAAGTAACATCTAGCGGCAAAAAGGTCAGCTACGGTCAGGCGGGCAAGGCAAAGGACGGCGGGCCAAGGGTCAAGCCCGGCACTAAAAAAGGCGATGCGTATTGCGCACGTTCTGCGGCGCAGAAGAAAAAGTTTCCCAAGGCTGCGGCTGATCCAAACAGCCCTCTGAATCTTTCACGCAAGCGCTGGAAATGCAGCGGCACAAAATCGAAGAGGACTTAATGAAATGGCAAAGCTCACACCTGCACAAAAGGCTAAGGCCAAAGCAATGTCTGCTAAAAGGGGCGTTAAGTATCCAAACGCTTGGAGCAACCTTGCCGTGGCCAAGGGCCAAAAGCCCAAGAAAAAGACAGCAACGAAAACGAGAACAGCATGAGCAAGGCAATGGCTAACCTCCAAGCGAGGATTGGCACAACAGAAGATGGTGAGTTTGGCCCAAACACTGCGCGAGCAATCGCCAAGCATTTCAACCTATCCCCGGCGCGGGGCGCACACTTGCTGGGGCAGGCGTCACATGAAAGCGGTGGCTTCAAGCGCACCCGTGAGAGCCTGTATTATAGCTCACCGGAGCGCATCCAAGCCGTGTGGCCGTCACGCTTCCCAACAGTTGAGGATGCAGAGCCTTACGCAAGGAACCCAGCCGGACTTGCTGGCAAGGTTTACGCTGGCCGCATGGGCAACGAAAATGAAGCGCAGGCCAGCCTGTACATTGGTCGCGGATTTCTTCAGTTGACCGGGCGAAATAATTACCGCTCGTTTTCATCTGACATGGGCCTGCCGAAGGTTATGACTGACCCAGACTTGGTGGCAGACGAGTATGCGTTTGAGACTGCCCTGTGGTTCTTCAACAAGAATGGATTGTTTACAATTGCCGACGAAGGTGTGACGGATGACGCTATCAAGCGCATAACCAAGCGCGTGAACGGCGGGTATCATGGCTTGGAGGACCGCAGCAATCAGAGCAAGAAAATCCACACTTGGCTCATGGCTTAGTTAAATGGACTAAGCTAAGTGGCGAAGCAAGATCAAAAAGCCAGTGCGGCGGTAGGTAGGGCCGGAGAGCATTTAGCCCTCGCCTACTTATCGCTGGCTGGCTACATCTGCACGCTCTGCCAGATCAAAGATCACGATGCGTATATACAAACGGACACACAGACGTTGACCTTGCAAGTGAAGACCGCAAGCAAGACGCATAAAACCAGCAATAGATACGCATTTCACACGCCCAAAAAAAACGTCGATGTGTCAGACGTGTTTGCGTTTGTATCTATTGAATTAGGCGCTGTGATTTTCCGCCGGGGAGACGAGCTGACCTCTGTGACAACATACATTTCGCCAGACGAATTTATGGATGAAAAGCAATCAATGCAAAAAACATTCGACAGCTTTAAATAGCAACTTGTGGCCGCGTTCATACTTCGGTTATAACGTCTGAGCAGGGTGGCTATCATCACAAGAAAAATCGACTTACCACGGGAATGGTGGTTGTTTAGCCTAGGATGACGTTGCTACCAAAAAGCGCCACCTTTTTAATCTCAACGGCCACCCTGCACGATTTTAAAATATAATCGCGACCAGCATCATTAAGCCAGCGCCGCTTGCGAAGCCAAAGATGGCTCCGACAAGTCCGGCAATGTGAATTTTACGCTCTACCTCTTCGTCAGTCATCTAAACTCTCCGATAATTTCATGTGATGCTTATTAGCGTAGGTGTGGATTCGGTGACAATTTGAACATAAAATATGACACTTTTCGATTTCAGCTTTTATATTCTTTATTACCCCCTTCTTAACAAGCTGAGACACAGTTTTGACTTTTTGGGACGGTTCAATGTGGTTAAATTCAAGTGCAACTGGATGTTCATTAAATCCACAGCGACTACACCCCTTGTTCATCTTGTAATTATCCACATATGCCTTGGCCAACGCTACTCTGACCACCTCCAATTGCCTAGGGCGCGTTCTCATCACTCATCCTCCTCAAAGCAGTTATTCAACGGCTGAATAGGTTGCTTGCTAAACACCCAGCGCCACTGCCGCTTGGTGTAACCCGGAACTTCCACGAAATCACGCACTCGGTAAACCTTGTTCGCTTGCCACATTTTCTTGAGATAGCTTGACGTGCGAGGAATGCTGTCACCCAGCAGCTCAGCCGCCTCTGCTGCCGTCACGCGCTGGTCATATGGGATCAAAGAAAACAGGCGATTGCCTTGGTCAATGCTGTGTTGTTTGCTGGCCTCAGCTGCGCGCTGCATAGATGGGGCCACAGTTGTCGGCCTACGCGGGCCAGATGGTAGTGGATCACGTTTGCGCTGGCGATACATGAGCGTCTCAAACTCCCACAGGCAGTGGCCGTATGTGATCTCAAAGCGCTCGTGCTTATCGGTAACGCCATTCAGCTTGGCCCTCAATCGCTCTGCTGCATCCTTTGCATCTCGCGCTTTAGCAGATCGAGAAGCGCTTTCTGCTCTTCTAGACGTTGCTTCAGATTGGGCCTCATCGCTGTCTTCTGCTCCGTCAGCATTATGCTGTTGTTGCGCTCCAGCCTTTTTATAATAATTTGAGTTTGGTCCGTACTCACGTTTTTTCCTTTCGAGTTTTATGTTCGCAGCCGAACATATGCGGGCTATTGTTGACGGTGATACGCGCAGCAATTCTGCGGTTTCAATTTGTGACATGCCTTGCTGAGCGCAGTCAAGAACGTGGCGGGTGAGCGCATCGGGGTCGTATTTCATTCGTCTTCCTCCAGCCGTCTAATTATGCCATAGCCGTTGCAGTTGTCACAATCCTGCACTTCCGACCCAAAGTCGCCATGCCAAGTTGCACTCTGGCGCACCCAGACTTCACGCTCGACTTGACCTTCGCCATCGCACTCAGGGCAATCAATTAGCTCGCCATCGCTCTCAGGGTAATCAATTAGCTCGCTCATAACATGGCGCTCCTGATGAATAATGGCATGGCGAATAAAGCCAAGAGGAATATAATTTCGGCGGCAATTTCAAGTTTATGTTTCATGTCTGTTCTCCATCTGTTTATACAACTACGATAATCCGTAATTCATCCTATGTAAATACCTAATTTGCACTTGCACTAACTTTTTTTAGGATGTAACGTCCTATCAAATTAACCTTGGAGGGTGACATGAAAAAGGAAAGTCGAGTGGTTTTAACCGAGGCGCAGCATGAGGCGCTGACGTTAGCTGCGGAACGTGCTGGCATGGCGCTGGCCACGTTTATTCGGTCGGCGGCTATTAACGCTGCGGCCAGCGCAGGGATTTACGCCGAACAGCCGCGAGCTGACTGATGGTCAACGGGCGCAACAAGGGCGCATCATTTGAGCGGGAAGTTGCCAACATGCTGCGCGATGAGCTTGGCATCGGCTTCAAGCGCGATCTGGAGCAATACCGGGCTGGCGCTCACGCTGACTTGATCCCAGACGATCCGGCATTCCCGTTTACGTTGGAGCTTAAACGCTACAAGGACGGCCCAATCGGCGGTGCGCCTGCATGGTGGGAGCAAGTTAAAACCGCCGCCGAGCGTGAGCAGAAGATGCCGTGCCTGATTTACAAATACGACCGCAAGCCAATGCGATGTGTGATCCCGCTGGCTGCGCTAACCGATTGTGATCACGATTACACGGCAGAGGTCGATTTTGAGACCTTCTGCTTTATTGCTAGGGAGGCAATGCAATGACTAGGCCGACCTATGAAAGCTCAGGCGACCGTAGCGCTGAGACTGTTGCTGTTAAAAAGTTTATTGACAGCTTCGGCGGTGAAGTTGATTTCATTAAGCTGCCCCTGCAATACAAAATGGACTTTGCCCTCACACGCAACGGCGTCATCACGGCATTGGTTGAGGTTAAGTGCCGTAAAAATAATAAGCACGCATATCCAACTTACATGATCTCTATGTCAAAACTGGTTGCTGCCGCTGGTTATCGCAACATCGGCATTAACTGCATTTTACTGGTGCAGTGGGCTGATAGCATGGGCTGGGTGCAAATGAGCAATGAGGATTGGAGCGTCAGGGTAGGCGGCAGAAAAGATCGCAACGATTGGCAAGACATTGAACCAGTCACTCACATCCCAATCAGCGAGTTTAAAGACGTAATTAAAGTGGAGGACAAGAAATGATGATCCCAGCCGACAGACTATCCAACACGGAATACCACGCCAAAAAGGATCACATATCGTCATCTGACGTTAAGATGGTCCACAGCAAGTCGCTGGCACATTGGAAGGCGAAGACATACAGCCCAAGCCCAGTGTTTGATATGGGAACCGCCGTACACGCAATGGTGCTAGAGGACGGCAAGGGTATCATCCGTGGGCCAGAGACCCGCCGGGGTAAGGCTTGGACGGAAGCACATGAAGAAGCACAGGCAAACGATCAGACCTTGCTGACCGCCGCCGACTATGACCTTGCGCGGAATATTGCCGATAGCGTGCTGTTTCATCCAGCTGGTCAGCGCATGGCTGGGCCGACAACGGTCAACGAGGCCAGCTTCTTTGCCACTGACCCTGAGACTGGGCTGAAAATCAAGTGCCGCCCAGACAGCTATTGGGATGCCAAAGGTGTCCTATACGATCTCAAGACGTGTCAGGATGCTTCACCCAGAGGCGTGGCGAAGGACATGATTTCGTACAACTACGCGATACAGCAAGCCTTCTATATGCACTGCTTAGAGCAGGCAGGATATGAGGCGTCACAATTTGTATTTGTTCACGTCGAGAAATCAGGCGCACACGCGCTCTCGACAAATATCATACATGAGGAATATCTTGACTGGGCTAAGGGCGAAATGCACATGACCCTGCGCAAGATTGCTAAAGCCAACGAGGCCCAGAAGTGGGACACTGGTTGGTCAGATCAAACTAATGTGATTGATCTGCCACGATGGCTGCGCTTAGATGCAGTCGAACTTTAATAGCTTGGAGAAAAACAGATGGCTAAAACAGACTTTAAACCCGTAATGATCCGCAATGTGGAATTTAAATATCCACGGCTAAACGCTTGTTATCGTTACAATACTTCAGAGAAGAAGAGCGAGGAGTGCGCGCCAACAGCGTCAAACGCGGCTTACTCTATAGCTTGGGAGATGCAGGCCGACGAAGCCAAGACGCTGCACGCTGAGCTGAAGGCACACTATGAGACGTGCCAGACGAAAGCGCCATTCGGTAAAATTTTCGGCATGAAGAAACTTGACAGCGGCAACTATGAGTTTCGCGCCAAGCGCAACGGCACGAATAGCCAAGGCCAGCAAAACGAAAAGCCTCGCGTCATTGACGGCATGAAGCAACCGCTGGCCGACACAGCTTTCTGGGGTGGCTCAAAGGGCAGCATCAAGGTGACAGCGTATCCCGTGACCGATCCAGACGGCAATGGTGGCATCTCGCTGCTGATTGATACCGTGCAAGTCACTCACGCAGTGTACGGCGGCGGCCTCGATGACTTTGACGAAGTGCCAACGACGATGGCTGGCGGCGTTGATGCTTCGCTGGATGACTTTGGCCCAGCCGCCGCACCAGCTCAGTCACCAGCGCAGGACATGGCCGACGCGCTCGACGGGGACGAAATTCCGTTTTGAGTATAAGAAAACCCCCGGCAGTTGGGACGCTGCCGGGGGTTAAAGTGAAAGCGAACCCACGATTGGATGGAGAAAGGTCCGAACATGCACAGACTAACAAAGACAAGCGACGTTGGCAAGAAAGAGCTGCTACTTGCAGCCGGTGCGCGCGACACTCGCATTAATCAAATTGGGTCAGAGTACGACGGCATCACAATCGGTAAAATAGCTAAGCTCGTCAGCGAACCGCAGGCGACCGAAAAGGCCGACGCATTATTTTTCATTCCGTCAACTTATCGCGAACACGATGGCAGAAATCACGCGACACAGCGCGAGCATGGAGAGTATTGGATGCTGGCCATTGACGTTGACGAAGGCGATCCATCGCTCACCGAGGTCAAGTCAGCCGTTGAGCGTGTCACTGGCAACGCATCATCACTGATCTATTCGTCATCCGGGGCAACAGAAGACAACCGCAAGTGGCGTGCGCTCATCCCGCTGTCAGAGCCGATCAGCGGTGAGGACTACGTTGACGCCCAGCTCGCACTGTTTGACCTTATGCAGCAGGAAGGCATCACATGCGACGCAGCCCTCTCGCGCACTGGTCAGCCGATCTATCTGCCCAATGTGCCGCCAGCTCGACGTGATAACTTCGGACAGCCAGAGTTTTATCACGGGCTGCGCAATCGCGGCGAGGGTCTGCTGATCCCAACCGAAAGCAAAATCTGGGCAAACTTGATTTTTAGGCGCAAGAATGAAGCCATCGCAGCAGAACGTGCCGCCGCCGAGCGCCAGCTGCGTGCGCAGCAGCGTGAAGAAAAGCGAAAAGATTTCGATGACGTTGATCCAGTTGCCGAGTTCAACCGTAGTAATACAATAGCTGACATGATGCTGCGCCACGGCTACGAGAAGCTGGGCCGATCAGACAGCTACAGATCACCCATGCAGACATCCGGCTCACACGCCACCAAAGATTTCGGCACGCATTGGGTCAGCTTGTCAGGTTCAGACAGAGCGGCAGGCATCGGTCAAACCAGCGCAGAGTTCTGCTGGGGTGATGCCTTCGACCTTTACTGTTACTTTGAGCATGACAACGACATGCGAGCCGCCGTGCGGACTTACGCCGCTGAGCTGCGGCCCAGTAAGTTTGATGAGGTCAACCAACAGTTACCTGAGCCAGATGACGGGCTGGATGACTTTGACACCATACCCGACCCCGAGATTGAGCCTGAGAGCCAACCTGAGCCTGTACAGAAGCTTGAATGGCCAACTCCCGTCGGAACTATCGACGAGGCAAGTTTACCTCGCAGGCGGTGGATTTACGGGCATCACCACATTCGCGGCTTTGTCAGCGTCACGGCGTCAGCTGGTGGCATCGGCAAAACTTCGCTCACAATGGTTGAGGCTCTGGCTGTGGTCACTGGTCGGCCACTGCTCGGTGAGAAGGTGCATGAGTCAACAAATGTTTGGATCATAAATTTGGAAGATGACATGACCGAAATGCAAATCAGACTTGCCGCCGCCATGAAGCAACACAACGTCACGCATCCAGAAATCGCAGGCAAGCTATTCATGGACGCGGAAGACACAATCGGCATCACGCTGGCTGCGGAAACCAGAGACGGCATCGAGACCAATGACGCCTTCCTGAGCCACATGCGAGACAAGATAAAAGCCAACGACATCGGCCTTGTGATAATTGATCCATTCATCTCGACGCACGAAGTCAACGAAAACTCAAACATGAGTGTGCAGAAGGTGGTCGCAATGCTACGCCAGCTGGCCAGAGAGGCTGGCTGCGCCGTGCATGTGGTTCACCATGTGCGCAAGGGCAACGGCGAGGATGCTGATATTGACAGCGTGCGCGGCGCAGGCTCACTGATCGGCGCAGCTCGCGCAGCCAGAGTTATCAATAAAGTTAAGTTTGAGGACGCCGTGGCGCTCGGAGTGCCAGAGGCCAGCGCGACAGGTGTGTTCCGAGTAGATGACGGCAAAGCCAATCTCAGCGCACCTCTGCCAGCGGATAAGGCAATCTACCGCCGCATGGTCAGCACGAAGCTCGACAACGGCGAATACGTTGGCGTGGCCGTTGAGTTCAAGCTGCCCGATCAGTGGGCTGGCATGACAACCCGTGTGGTCAACAATATGCTTGATCTGATCGACAAAGGCCCAGAGGACGGCGAGAAGTATTCTATCAGGCCGCAGGACAAGCAACGCTGGGTCGGCTCGGTCATCACAAACTACAGGTTCTCAGACATGGACCACACAAAGACAGCAGGGCAGGCAAAGGCAATCCTGCGCCAGTGGAATGATGAAGGTCTGCTGGAGGAAATTGTCTATCACAGCCCAAGCCAGCGCAGGGAGCGCAAAGGCATCGTGTCAACGGGCAGAGTTGGGGAGATGAACTGATGAGACGTGAGTGGACGGGAGACCCGAGAGATTGCTTCTACAAAGATATGGAGCAGTTTATAAACGTGCAAGAGTTTGCCTTTCATGCTGAGCGCAACGATATTCTGGCATTCTATTGGCCAAACTATGACGCCGCACCGTGGCACTTGCAGGCCATGCTCTACATCAACAGCGACGAGGAAACAGAGCTTAACTTCTGGCCACATAAGTCAAAGGGTCAGTTTAAATATGAGAAGGCCATTGAGCCGATGAGCGCGTTCTTCGCAGAGCTGTCAAAGAGAGTAACACAAGCCAACGAAGAGGATGATTTCGATGTTATCGAGTAGTGCGTCAGTGGAAAATTTCAGTGACGCATGTGTGACGCGCAGTGACGCATTGCTGAAATTCGGTCAATTTGTGGGTGATTCGGAAATCTCGCAAACCCCTTATTTATATAGTGCGTCAGTGGATTTGCTGAATTTTCCTACGGAAAATTTACCTCCAGTGACGCACTTTGTCAAGGCGCAGGTCTTAAAAAGAGTTC